GGTTATCCGCCTGGTGGTATCCGAACCAGACAAGACACTGAGATTTGAGAGAGGAGACAAGTGAGAATGACAAGAGTACACCCGCAGTTTTTAATGAATGGTATGAAAAAGGCCATGGAAACCCAGGACTTTGACGAATTTAACAAGGAACTTGCCAAGGGCATGAATTACTGGGTAAACACATTAAACACAGAAATCGGACCGTTGGATCCTAACGAGGTGCCGCTGATCATTACCGCACTGAGAGAGTTGGCAGACACCTATGAGAAAGTAGTACCTGGTTCCGGAAAAATTGCAGACACTTTCCACGGGAATGTAAAAGCCCGGGTGTTTGTAATGAAAGTGCCGAAAGGCAACTAATGGACGGCGAAATTTTTACAATCCGTGCCCGCAGGTGTAAGCGGTGCGGCAGACTCCTGACCAGCGCGGAAGCAGTAGAAAAAGGGTATGGTTGCCAGTGCGCTGCAAAGGCACAAGCTGAGGAAGATGAAAAGAAACCGATACCCGGACAAATGACCTTTGACGATTTATTTAAGAATATGGAGGAGTAGAACATGGCAAACGAAATGACAGTACAGAAAACGGAGAGCCTGAGCAACAGCGAGGCATTTACAAACAAGGTTTTAAAGGAGTTCGGCAGCAATGTGGCCGGAAGCATCCAGGTAACTGATTACCAGAGACAGCTGATCCAGGGATATTTTATCGCAACTGACAGAGCATTAAAGATGGCTGAGGAGAAGCGCGTAAGCAAGAACGAAAATAACAAGGATCACAAGTGGGACAATCCGGATCCGATCAACTGGAACACGGTAGACCTGAACGCCCTGGCACTGGATGTTGTGCACTATGCTCGCATGGGACTGGATATGATGCAGGACAACCACCTGAGCGCTATCCCGTTTAAGGATAACAATCGCGCAGCCAGAACCGGCACAAAAATGTACGTGGTCAACCTGATGCCTGGATATAACGGAATCCAGTATATTGCTGAAAAGTACGCGCTGGAAAAGCCGGTATCCGTTACCGTAGAGCTGGTTTACAGCACAGACACCTTTAAGCCACTGAAAAAGAACAGAGAAAACCGCGTTGAAAGCTATGATTTTGAGATTAACAACGCATTTGACCGCGGTGAGATCGTTGGAGGATTTGGCTATATTGAGTATACGGAGCCGACCAAGAACAAGCTGATCATCATGACCATGAAAGATATTTTAAAACGTAAGCCGGACAAGGCTTCCGGAGAATTTTGGGGAGGTAAGAAAACAGCCTGGGAGAAAGGCCAGAAAGTGGAAGTTGAAACAGAGGGCTGGTTTGAAGAAATGTGTCTCAAGACCGTAAAGCGTGAGGTTTACAGTGCCAAGAACATGCCAAGGGACCCGAAAAAGATTGACGACGCCTATGAGTACATGCGTATGCAGGAGATCAGACTGGCGCAGATGGAAACCCAGGAAGTGATCGACGCGGAAGCCAACCAGGTTGTTATTGATACGGAAGCCCAGGAGACACCGCAGAAGCCCGCACAGCCGGCCTTTTTGACCGACGACGGAGGACAACAGGCTCTTGACCTGGGAAGCCCTACAAAGCAGCAGGCACAGCCACAGCCTGCACGTA